TAGAACAGCGCCGAAAAGTCCGCACGCATGTCCTCCTTGCTCAGAGGCTGGTTCTTAAGCCAGGCGTCGTGCACCACGCCGTACACGCTAGACTCCATCTGCTTGTGCACGTCAGCCAGGGGTGGCACCAGCAGCGCGGGCACCGCCTCAAACGAATAGCCCCGGCGACGTATGTAGATCTCCGTCTGAGGACGACAGTAAGACATCTTAGGCATAGCCATCACCATGGCCGACTCGGCCCCTTGCAGGACTTGTCCGGTGGCTTCTTCGAACTCCGCCGGGGACAGCGGTGCCAGCACGCACACCATGCGAGCGCCGTCAGCCAGTGCGCTGCCCCCACGGCCCGAGTACTGGTCCAGGGTCTTCTCGCGGGCGTTGGCCTTGCCTGAGTGGTGGATACCCTCAACGCAGCAGTTGAACTCCTTCTTGAGTATCCGCATGGCCTCGATGAGGCCCTGCTCGGCGTCGTTGACCCGTTGCTCCCCCACACCAAAGGAGACCAGCGGATCCATTATCACCCAGTCCGGTCTGAACTCACGCAGGTGCTGGACCATCCAACTCAGGTTCTCGTCATGCGGGGTCACCACGTCACCCACGACAGATGAGATGCGGAACCCGACAGCGGACAAGTCCATGATGCTGAGGTTGCTCAGTACCGTGTCCACATGTTCGCGGTCGAGCCGCAAGTCCTTCATGATCTCGCGCGAGCGTGCAGCCAAGGTCTCGCGTGCGTCCTCCCGGGTCACCAACACGGTGCGCACTGGGGAGTCAGGCTTACGCCCCCAGAGCTCACGCCCCAGCGCCAGCGTTATGGCCTCGTACAGTGCGAGGGTGGTCTTGCCGACCCCACCCGCCGCTATTCGGGTGCGCACGTCAGCGTACAGCATGTAGGGGAGTATCACCCTGGGAGTCAGCTGTGCCGACTCCAGCTCCTCAAAGGTCAGGGGCTCCAGCTTGAACTCTTCGAGTTTGTCCGCCGTGTGTGCGGCTTTCTTGTGCCCCGGCGGAGCGTTGCGCCACTCCCGGTTGTACTCGTCCGCCAGGTAGAACACCGAGTGGTGCGTGACCACGTAGGCTTCGCGCAGGCAGCCGCGCCACTTCTCCTGCAGTGCAGCCTCGGTGTGCCCCGGGCGGCGCGACGCCGTGGACCACTCGTGCGCCACCGCATAAGCCTGCGCCGTGTCATGCAACCGGCTCAACCCTTGCAGCACGCGGAACCAAGTGCCGTAGTCGCACTCAGGTGGGATGACGCGCAGCGCCGCACGCAAGTCCGCGTAGACCTCTGGCGCGACGATGACCGAAGCCGGAGCCACCTTCACAGCCAAAGCTGCCGGGCCCTCCTCACGCGGGGCAGGGACTAGGGCTGCGGGGGCGTCGTCCGGGGCGGAGCCTTGCGTGGGGTCCCGCCCCGGCAGCCACGCGTACACCCCCGCCTCCCCGTGCGAAGGCGCCACCAGCACGTAACCCCGGTGCTTGACGTCCAGCCCTGGGCCCAGCGTGCCGGGGTAGTTGACCCCCTCCACCGCGCGAAAGTACCTATGCACACCCCCGCCCTGCGTACTGGCCGCCACCGCCGAGCGCAGCGGACCGTGAGCCTCCTCCAGCGCGTTCAGCGTGGCCATACCCCCGTTGCGCGGGTCCACGTCCAGCACCACCAGCCCCGAACGCGCACAGGCAACAGCAATGTTCGCGTCGGGGTGTTCGCGCCACATCTGCCGCACCGCCTCGGGGTCGCAGCTGGCGCTGTTGAGCCCGTAGCCGTTGACGGGCTTTTTGTCAGGCCGCACGGGTAACACGTGCCACCCCAGCGCCGCGTAGCGCAACGCCCAGTCCAGCAGTGTGTCCGCTGTGCCCGCAGCCCGCTGCGCCCGCTCAACCACCCTCAGCACTGCCGGGTCGGGGCGGAAGTCATTTGAATCGAATCCGAACTTTGACATGTGTGAACGACCTATTCACGTTGTGCGCGACCATTTTGCAAAGAAGACTGCGGCAGGCGCTGGTCGAGGGCGCTTTTCGGTAGCTAGCCTAGCCGGGTCTTACACTCTTGCGCCCAGGGGGAGTTAGGCCTCCTCGGGCTCCTCAGCCGCGCCGAGCTGGTACGGGCGGTAGGGGTTCAGCGGGCACGTGACCACGCCGCAGTCCCGCACCGCCTCGCGCTCGTAGTTGCAGCACGCCAAGCATTTCTGCTTAATCGCAGCCGCAGGGGGGATCTTCTTGAGCAGCGCCCGCTCGGCGGCGATCTTGTGCTTGTCAGGCACCGAGTCCCGCAAGTACTCAGCAATGCGCTCCAGGGTGCGGGGCGGCAGCGCGATACCCGCCTTAATGCGCGGTGACCTGACCCGCCGCGCGGGGGTGGCGTCAGAAGTGTTCATCTTGAGTTTCCCAAATCTCGCGTACTACGTTCCAATAACGACCGGCCTTGCGCACCGTAACGTGCGTGGGCTGCGGTGCGCCCTTCAGCGCCCAACCCAGCCGCTGGGGCTCGTTGGGCAATTGTACGGCCAGCCTCCGCCGCTGGAAGAACTCCTGCGCTGCGGGGTTGAGCGTACTCGTGGTGATGAAAGCCGAGGCGTTCACCCGTGCGTTCTCGGGCGTGGTGCACGTGTACTGCACCATCAGCGCCGGTCCCCGCCGCGTGTTGAGCGCCACCGCGTTCACGTTGTGCACCTGCACCCGGAGCGTAGCGCCTTCCCGCGCCTGCGCCCCCGTCGTAGGGTCCAGCGGCACCAGCGAGGTCACCCCGGGCCACACCTTGCGGGGCTCTCGCGTGGGGGCGGGCAGGGCCTCCAGCGGCTCCAGCGGGGCACGCTCGCGCACGTAAGTCTCCAGGGCGTCCACCCCGCCCAGCCGCTGCAAGTTGCCCACGTAGTCCAAGACCAGACAGTTCCTCTTGCCCTCCGCCCGACGCGTCCCCCGCCCCAGGATCTGCACCCAGAGGTTGCTCGCAGCCGTGGGCCGCAGGCACACGATGCAGTCCAGCGCGGGAAAGTCGAACCCCGTGGTCAGCGTGTCCACGCTCAGCAATACCCGCGCCTCCCCACTGAGGAATTGCTGCATCGCCCGCTCACGCTCGGCCGGGGGCATCGCACCGTACACCGTGATCGCTGACCACCCCGTGTGCCGCAGCACTGCGAGCTCGGCACGGCGCATCGCGACCACTGAGGGGCAGTACACCGCAATGTGCTGCCGCGTGCGGGCGAGCTTAGGCAGCGACCGCGCCACCGCCCCCAGCCACTCGGAGTCCTCCCGCTCGCCCACCTCGCGCGGGTTGTAGTCCTCGGTCAGCGGAGCCGGGGGCAGCTCCAGCTGAACCTCAGTTTCCACCCCCACCAGCGGGCTCAGCCAGCCGTCCGCCACACCTTGCGGCACGGTGTAGCGGTAGCACAGGCTGTCAAACCAGTAGCTCTCGCCCGCGCCGTAAATCAACCCGTTGTCCGTGCGCCACGCGGTCGCGGTGAGCGCCACGCGCTGCGCCCCGGGGTGACGGGCGAATACCTCCCCATACATGCTGACCTCGCCGGTGCGGTGATTGACTCGGTGGGCCTCGTCAACGATGATGAGCTCCGGCGGGGGTAGGGCGTCCTGCTTCACAGGGCCGATAATCGACTGCACGGTGCCGATCGTGACCCGGGCCTCCAGGTCCCTGCGACCCAGCCCCGCACACACCACCCCGGGCCCCATGCCCGTGTAGCGTTCGTAGGTGTCGGCGTTCTGCTGCACGAGCTGCTGCGAGTGCGTCAGCACCCACGTGCGCACTCCGCTGTGGCGAGCCAAGTCCGCTAGGATGAGCGACTTGCCCGTGCCGGTGGCCAGCTGGGCAGCGGGGTGACCGCCCGCCGCCAGTGCCGAGCGGATGGCCGCCAAGGCGGCTGTTTGGTGAGGGCGTAATTCCATAGGTGAGGCAGGTCTCCGTCAGTTATGAGTTAGCCTCGCGATCATAGCTCGGTTTGCGCCGGGGGTGGCGATTGTTTTTCCCAATCGCACCTCCCGGCTCATTGAAAAATACAATCACCTGAACGCGGAATTGTCACCTATGATTCGTTCACGGTTGAGAGACCGGGATAACTGAATAACTGGAGAAACACATGATCGCCTCTACCCTCGCCTCCGTCGCCACCAGCATGCTGGTCGCCTTCTACAACGCCAACACGGCGGGCAGTCCGGTGAACAAGTTCGCCGACCGCACCACCGCCGAGCGCCGCTGCGCCCTGCTGGCGGAAGAGCTCGTCGCTGAAGGCTTCAACGTAAACCAGGTCATCCACGCCATCCGCACCGGGCAAGTGCTAGCCCGCCTGAACGCCGAAGCCGACAAGCTCAAGCAGCTCGCCCTGGACAACTACGAGCTCGACGGCGGCACGACCACCGAGTGCTGCGACCACGCTGACCGCGTGGAGCTCATCAAGCAACACGGCTCCGCCGCTGCCGCCTGGGCCGCGCAGATCCGGAAGTACGAGACCACCCGCGAGATCCAAGCCTGCTACGACACGGGTGTGGAAGAGTCCGCCCCCGAGGCCTCCCAGCCTGAGATCCCGATCGTCGGTGAGTTCGTGAGTTGCCCCCACTGCGGCGTGCACCTGAGCAACGGTTACACGACCTACGAAGACCTGAAGAGCGACAAGAACCACGACGTCAACGTCAAGGACATGACCCACGAGTACATGTGCCTGGGCTGCGGCGGCAACTTCGGCCCCGCGCTGCAGCACGCCCCCAAGACCCCCAAGGCATCCGCTACCCCCGCTACGAAGCGTCCCGCGATGGCTGAGAGCATGGCGCTCGACCGCACCATCCTCGACACGACCGACAACGTGACGTACAAGAATGCGTTCGCCGTGTACAAGGCGGGTGTGGTCAGCTCCGCCCAGTGCGACCGGCTGTCCGCCGTGTTGTACGCCGCTGCCAAGGCGGGTGACCGCACCGCCACGGTCGAAGTCAACGGTCACGTGTTCACCCTGGCCGTCAAGTGAGCGAACCATCCATGAGTCTCCGTCGCCGCATAAACCGATTCCTGATCGGACTCTACACTGTGGCGCTCGTGCTAGCCACTACCCTGCTGCTGGGGTGGGTCGGTCCGAGCATCGACTACACCCCTCTCACCGCGCAGGAGCAAGCCACGCTCGACTGCCGCTCCACCTACGGCGAGGCGGTGGCTGAAATGCGCCCCGACGGAAGCCACAGGTGCCTGGACAAATACGGGCGCAAGCTCACCCCTCGGTGAGCTATACTCTAACCCCATAACCCATAACTGGAGAGAAACATGAACACTGTCGACTTCTCCGCGATGACCACCCCTCAGTTGGTCGCCTTCTACAACCGACACGCCAAGGTGGCCGTGCGCCGGTTCTCGGATCGCAAGACCGCGCTGAGTCGCTGCGCTGACCTGTACAAGAGCCTGGCGATGCCTACCGCCTCGCAGATCCGCCAGCGGTCCGAGGTCTCCCGCCCGAGCATGAAGGTGTCGCTGAGCCTGGACCGTCGCATCACCTGCGTGCAGACGGGCGAAGTGTGGAAGAACGCGTACCAGATGTGGGTCGAGCACAACGACTGGATGACGGGCGGGCAGCAAGATCGGCTCACCGCCGTGCTCTACTCCGCTGCCAAGCGGGGCGAGCGGGCTCAGCTGACCATCAACGGTCGCACGTTTCAGCTGGTCCACGTACAGACCCTCATTCCGGAGTGAACGCGATGTCTTCTACTGTGTTCGACGTCCTCAGCCTGGACCGTGATCAGGTCAGCTGGGAGCAGTACCTGGGGGTGCTGACGCCCTGGGAGCTCCGCGCTGGCATCTGGTTCAAGCGCGAAGACTACTTTGCCCCGCTGGGCTACGGGGGTCCTAACGGCTCCAAGATGCGCCAGCTCATCTGGTACGTCAACCGCTATCGCTCCGGCAAGAGCCATATCGTGACCGGGGCGAGCATCCAGTCCCCTCAGCTCAGTATGAGCGCCATCGTCGGCGCACACTACGGGCTCCGTGCCCGGCAGGTGGTCTACAGCAAGCCCTCCACCGTGCTGCAGCACGAGAACCCGCGCATCGCCTACGGATTCGGGGCGGAGTTCGAGTGGGCCTCTGGACCGTACAACCCGATCCTGCAGCGCAAGGTGTCTGACCTGACTCAACCCGGCTCTCTGGTGGTGGAGTACGGCATCACCTTGCCGCACGACCGCTACCCGGCGGAGGATGTGCGTAAGTTTCACGAGGTCGGCGCCAACCAGGTGTCCAACCTGCCTGACGAAGTCGAGACACTGATCGTACCCGCAGGCTCGTGTAACTCGCTATGCAGCCTGCTGCTCGGGTTGAGCCGCGACTCGCATAACGTGGCGACGCTGTTCACCATCGGCATCGGGCCGAACAAGATGGATTGGGTGCGGAGCAGGATGCGCGTAATGGGGGTAGACATAGACGCGCTGCCGTTCGAGTGGAAGCACCACAGTCTGCACGACACCAAGTACGCTGCTTACAGCGACGCGTTCCGGGGCGAAGAGTACCACGGGATCTCTTTCCATCCCACCTACGAGGCCAAGATGTGGCGCTGGCTGAACAGCGTCAACGCTCTGGGCAACGTGCTGCCTAAGAACGGGCGCACCGGGTTCTGGATCGTCGGCTCTGCGCCGAACCCGAAGGTCATCGAGCCGTTCTACACCCGCAAGTTGGAGGCCTGACCATGGCTCGACGTGACAAGCGGGGTCGCCTCGTGTGCGGCTGCGGGGGCTACTGGTTCCCGCACCGGCAGGGTGGGGGCGCGTGCCACAGCTCGCCCCGCTCTGACTACTACCTGGCTCTGCGTGCCGGGGTGCCCCACGAGGAGGCGATGATGCTCCTCTCTGTGAATCAACTGGAACGCATGTTCCCTCTGTATAGGTGATAACCGTGAAACCCCTCATCATTTACCATGACAACTGCGCCGACGGCTTCGGAGCAGCCTTCGCCGCGTGGCTCAAGTTCGGCGATGATGCCGATTACCTACCCATGCAATACAACCAACCCCTGGATCCGAGTAAGGTTCAGTATGAGGACCGAGATGTTTACATCCTGGACTTCAGCTTCCCCAAGGAAACCATGGAGAAACTGCTGTCTGCTGCTTCTCATTTGGTTTGGCTGGACCATCACAAGACCGCGTTCGAGATGTGGTGCGGAGGCATCCCTGACAGCGAACACTACATCAGATGCGACGACAAGCGTCAGATCTTCCTGGTCAACTTCAAGTCCGGTGCCATGCTGGCGTGGGAGCACTTCCACCCGGGCACCCTGGTGCCGTACCTCATCCAGCTGATCGACGACAGGGATCGGTGGGTGTTCCAGTACGGGGAGGAGAGCCGCGCCCTGCACGCTGCGCTCTCCCTGCGCCGCCCCTGGACGTTCAAGGACTGGGCCGCGCTGCTACCCAGAGAAGTGCTGCCTAACGAACCCAATGAGACGCACGCCGGGGTGTTGGCCATAGCTGAAGGCCGGACGATCCTCCGCTACCAAGCCCAGCAGGTGGAGGAGAGCGCCAAGCGGGCGCTGCCGTGTTGCATTCCCTGGAGCGATACGCTTACCCCTCGCGCAGCGTCCGAAGGCATGGCGGTGAACACGCCGAACAACATCAGCGAGGTCGGCCACGCCCTGGCCAAGCAGTCCGGCACCTACGGGTTGGTGTGGTACTACGACGCCAAGGACAAGGTGGCGCAATGCTCCCTGCGCAGCATCGGGGACTACGACGTGAGCGCCATCGCCAAGGCGTTCGGCGGGGGCGGGCATCAGAACGCAGCAGGGTTCCGGGTGTCCGTGCCGCGCCTGCTCGAATGGTTGAAGGGGTGAGCGCGATGGACTACCGCCTCGCTGAAAACCGCAGGGAGTACTTCGATGCTCTCTACACGATGAACCTGCGCCATGGCGTGATGCCGGGGCTTGTCTACCTCTACATGCCCGCGCTGTCCGAGCGATTCGGCTGGGGCGCAGAGCAGAAACTGTGGTTCGCCTTTCTGAACGGAATGACCCAGAACCCGATCACCTCGCTGCGAATGCTCGAGCGGCTGCCCGAGTGCCCGCCCGCTGGGGCGGAGCTGACCGGGTTCTCCGACTGGTTCAACCGGGAATGGTCGACGCTGCAATTTGATACGGACCGCCGCTATCAGAAAGCAGATACCGTGTCTGCTATCAAGGCGTACGCTAAGACGGTGTCGGAGCACGGCACCCAAGAGGCGATGCTGACCGGCGAGTACTCCGCACTGTGGGAGCTGGTGCGCGGGCACTACTACTCGTTCGGCCGTCTGTCCGCATTCAGCTACCTGGAGTATGTCTACCTGAATGGGTTCGGCTCTGACTGCGACGACCTGGTGTTCGGCGACAAGTCGGGCAGCAAATCACACCGCAACGGGATGTTCTTCTTGCTCGGTATGGATCACCTGGTCTGGGACAAGCGTCAACCGGGCTCTCACGACGGCAGCTACACGGATTTCAAGAAGATGTGCGCCTGGCTCGAGCGCCAGGCAGAAGACTACCTGGAGTCGGTTCGCGATAACCCGCTCCTGGAGCGGTACGTCAGCAAGTTTACTCTGGAGTCCAACCTCTGCACGTTCAAGAATCATTTCTTCGGTCGACGCTACCCCGGGGTCTATGCCGATATGGCGTGGGAGCGTATCCAGTGGGCTGACGAGCGAGGCCAGCAGCCGTACACTGAGGTGTTCAAAGAGGTCCGCCAGTCGCTACCCGCGTGGCTCCGCGCCGAATGCGAAGCCAAGCCCCTCACCCTGAAGCAGAAAGCCGCGCTGTTTCCGGAGACCGGGTCGCCTTATCGTGGAGAGCACTTCCTATGAAGCACGTCATACTCCGAGTCGCCGGCACCTTTGGGTCGGGTAAGACCACCGCAGTGCGACAGTTCCTGGACGGCTACCCTTGCCAGGAGCTCCGCAGCGGGGGTAAGATCGCGGGCTACCAGGTTGACCTGAGCTCTCGCGGCATCTCAACCCCGCTGTACGTTGTCGGCAAGTACGACAACGTCTGCGGCGGCACAGACGCTATCAAAACTCAGGCCGAGATCGCCGAGCGGGTGCTCAAGGCGCACACCCTGGGTCACGTACTGTACGAGGGGGCGCTGGTCTCGGCCAGCGGGTTCGCCGGGGCAGTGACTGCCGCCGTGGAGCCCACTGGCTGCGCTGTCTACGCGTACCTGGACACTCCGCAGGAGCTCTGCATCGAGCGGGTCAAGGGTCGCCGCGCGGCGGCGGGTAACGAGAAGGAGTTCGACCCTAAGAACCTGATTCAAAAGTTCGGCAGCGTCGTCAGCACTTACCGGGCTATGCGCAACACTCCCGGCTGCGACGTCCGCCTGATCAACCACCAAGATCCCCACAACCAGCTGCTCAGCATCATACAGGAGTACGACAATGATTGACGAATGTCCGGTCGCCCGCCCAACCTGGGAGACTGTCCGCAGCGTGGACGCGGTGCTCTACTACACGTGGGAGCGTGAAGCCATCCGCCTCGCCCGGGAGAACGGCCACACCGCCCCCTACACCTCGGACCCTATCCTCGCCCGGTACAAGTTCACCAACGTCCGCCGTCGCGACGACCGGGTGTCCCGGTGGATCATCGAGAACCTGATTGAGCCCGCCGTGGACAACGTCGACGAGTACCTCTGGTTCACGTTGCTCATCGCTCGGTTGATCAACTGGCCCCCGTCGCTGCGGGCGCTCATCGACGCCGGGGTGCTGCCCACCTCACCGTCAGAATTTGACGCCGAGGAGTTCATCCGCGTGGTCGAGGGCTGCAAGGCCGACGGCAAGAAGGTCTACAGCGGAGCGTACATGGTGTACCCCACGCGGGCCGAGCCCTCAGCGCCCAAGTCCCGGCTGCTGGCGGAGCGTATCCTGAGCGGAGTGATTGCGAACAGCGAAGCGATACACCGCGTCGTTTGGCTCGACGATACGCTCAGCGTGCGGTCGATAGTGGAAATCTTGGCGCAGTGTTTCGGCATCAGCACGTTTATGGCGGGGCAGGCGACCGCTGACCTGACGTACACCGGGCTGGAGTTCTCCGACCTGTACACCTATGCCCCAATCGGCCCGGGCAGCTCGCGCGGACTGAATTACTTGTTCAACCGGGCACCGGGTGCGGGCTGGGGGCAAGATGACTTCAACCGCAAGCTCATCGACATTCGCGGTGAGATCATCGTGCGGCTGGAGATCGAGGATCTGACCCTGCACGATGTGCAGAACGTCATGTGCGAGTACAGCAAGTATGCCCGCGCGGTGCTCGGCGAGGGCATGCCCAAGAACCTCTACACGCCTGAACAGGAGTTCTGAACATGGAACTGGTCGTCCGCAACGTCAACGAGGCTTTCAGCGAGATCTTCTGGAAGTTGAAAGTGCTCAACCTGCAGCCGGAGCAGACCCGTAACGGTCCCGCACTAGTGTACCCGGAGCCCGTCACCACGGTGTACAAGTACCCGGCGGAGCGGGTGCTCTTCCACCCCGGGCGGGACGCCAACCCCGTGTTCCACCTGATGGAGTGCATCTGGATGCTCGCGGGGCGGAACGACGTCGCCTTCCTGCAGCAGTTCAACTCGCGCATGGGGACGTACAGCGACGACGGTAAGTCGTTCAACGCTGCCTACGGCCACCGCTGGCGCCGGCACTTCGGGCGTGACCAACTGGTGGACCTGGTGCGACTGCTGCGCAAGGACCACTCCACGCGGCAGGCGGTGCTGCAGATCTGGGACAGCGCCGACCTCACCCGCAAGACGCTTGACAAGGCGTGCAACACGCAGGTGATGTTTGACGTCCGCGCGGGGCGACTGAACATGACCGTGATCAACCGCAGCAACGACATCTGGTGGGGGGCCTACGGCGCCAACGCGGTGCACTTCAGCTTCCTGCAGGAGTTCGTAGCCGCAGCTACCGGAATGCGCTTGGGTGTGTACCGGCAGATGAGCAACAACTTCCACCTCTACACCGAGCTCTACAACGCGCAGCAGTACCTCGTCATGCCGCCCGACCCCGGCATGTACGACCACTACTCGCACGGCGAGGTGCGCCCCTCGCCCATCATGCTCGACGGCGAGTACCGGCTCTTCCTGACCGAGTGCGAGATGTTCTGCGCTGACCCCTTCAACGAGCGGGTGCACTATGCCAATCCGTTCTTCACGCACGTGGCGCAGCCGATGGCCATGATTAGCCGGGTGCGCAAGACCCATGCGGGCGACGGCATGGGTTACGCGATGAAGATCCGCGCCGAGGACTGGCGTCGCGCTGCAGTTGAATGGGTGGCTCGCCGGGAGCTCGCCCGCCGCATCGCGAGCGAGAACGCCGAGCTTGGCGCGGTTCAGTCTGGGGCGCGGCAAAAGTAGTTGCCCGCCGCGCAAAAACCCGCCTATAATTGGCTGCATAACTGCTAACTGGAGAACTGAAGTGAAGACAACCCTTGAATTCATTGCCTCAGGCGCGAACGTCTCGCGCTACCACACGGTCACCACCGTGCGCTCGGAGTCCGTGGGGCATCACTCCCACGGCGTGGCGCTGCTCGCGACGCTGCTGAACCCGCTGGCGTCACGCGCCCTACTGCTCTCGGCGCTCTACCACGACCTGGCCGAGCACCAGACGGGTGACATCCCCTCTCCCGCAAAGCGGGCCTACGGCATCGGTGAGCAGGTGGCGCAGCTGGAATGCCGGCTCCTGCGTGATGCGGGCATCCCGATGCCCGAGCTCACGCCGGAGGACGAGCGCACGCTCTCCCTGGCCGACATCGCGCAGGGGGCGCTGTACTGCGTGTCGGAGATGAACCTCGGCAACAAGGGTGCGCGCGTCATCTACGACCGCTACATGTCCTACGCTCGCAGCCTGATCCTGGTGGGCCGCGAGCGCGAACTGTTCAACACCATCGAAGGGATGATCCTGTGAGCAACGCCAACAGTAAGCAAGTCGCTGGCGATCATTACCGCACGGCGAGCAGCGGGCTCCAGCATTGGGACATCTGCGCCGAGCACGACGTTCCCTACCTGGAAGGCTGCGCGACCAAGTACCTGAGCCGGTTCCGCCGCAAGGGCGGCTTGCAAGACCTGCAGAAGGCGGCGCACTACATCGAGAAGCGGCTCGAGAACGCGGGCCGTCGGCATCCCTACGTGCCGGCAGGCAAGGTCATCGCGTTCCTCGACGACAACGGCATCTTCGGTCCCGAGCGGGAGATCATCCGCATCCTGCTGAACTGGACCGTGGCGCACGACCTCATCATCGCTCACGACAAGACTCTGGACCTGATCGCCGTGATGGACGGCTCGGCTCCGGGCGGCGGCTACGTCAATCAGGACTGAGATGTCTACCTGGGTGTTCGATACCGAAACGCTGCCGAACAGGACACTGTTCTGCGCGTACGACGTCGAGACGGGGGTCTGGTTTGACCTCTGGAGGCACGACGAGGACGCCCCTGCGCGGCTGGCCCGCTTTGTGCAGCAGCCCGATGCGACGTTCGTAGGTTTCAACAGCCGGTCGTTCGACTCAATCATCGTGGCTGCGTTTTGCGCGGGCCGCACTGAGTCGCAGATCAAGCGGATCGCCGACGACATCATCGGCAACCGGCTGCAGCCCTGGGACGCGATGCGCAAGTATCGCTTGTGGGACGCTATCATCGACCACATCGACCTCATCGAAGTCGCTCCCTCATTCGTAGGGCTGAAGGCTTACGGTGCCCGCATGCACATGCCTCGGCTGCAGGACATGCCAGTAGGGCACGACCAGGAGATCACCCCCGAGCAAGAGAGCGTCGTGCTCGAGTACTGCCACAACGACGTAGACACCACCGCCGAGCTCCTACGCCACCTAGAGCAAGAGCTCATGCTGCGCGTGCAGATGAGCCGCAAGTACGGCGTTGACATGCGCAGCAAGTCTGACTCGCAAATGGCCGAACAGGCGTACATCACCCGCATGGGGCTGCGCCGCAAGGACAACGAAGTACCCGCTACGGTGCGCTACGCTCCCCCGGGCTTCCTGCAGTTCAGAGACGCTGCGCTGCAACAACTCCTGGAGCGGGTCGCCGCGCACACGTTCAACATGAACCAGTCCAGCGGCCATGTCGTGCTGCCGGACTTCCTCGGCGAGGTGACCGTCAAGTTCGGCTCGGGCGAGTACCAGCTCGGGGTGGGCGGCATCCACAGCGTGCACGATCGCCAGGTTTGCCACGTGGCTGGCGATGACGTCATCTGCGACATCGACGCTGCGTCGTTCTACCCGAGCATCATCTTGGAGTGCGGGTTCGTGCCCGCTGGGCTGGGGCAGGCGTTCCTGGACGAGTACCGCAAGATCTACCGTCAGCGCCTTGACGCTAAGAAAGCGGGCGACAAGGCCACCGACAGCACGCTCAAAATTTCCTTGAATGGAACCTTCGGCAAGCTCGCGTCACGTTATTCCGTGCTGTACGCGCCGGACCTGATGCTCGCAGTGACGCTGACAGGGCAATTCACGCTGCTGATGCTCATCGAGTGGCTGGAGGCAGCGGGCGCTACCACCCTGAGCGCCAACACCGACGGCATCGCGATACGCTATCCTAGAGCCCTGCAAGGCGCCATTGAGGCTACGGTCGCCCGGTTCAGTGAGCTCTCGCGGTTCGTCTTCGAGTTCACCCCCTACCGCGTGCTGGCGCTGAAGGATGTCAACAACTACATCGCCGTCAAGCCCGACCGCAGCCTCAAAGTCAAGGGTATCTACGCTCCGCTCTCGCTGCGGAAAAACCCCACTTCGCAGGTTTGCTCGGATGCAATGGGCGCGTGGCTTGCGCACGGCACGCCGTTCGCCGAAACCATAAAAAACGCTGTGTTTGCAGACTTCCTGTCCGCACGCAACGTAACCGGCGGAGGCACCCAGCAGGGTAAGTACCTGGGCAAGGTGGTGCGGTGGTATCAGTCAACGGATCCCACGCTTGAGCCGCTGCGGTATGCGCAGAACGGCAACAAGGTGCCCAAGACTGACGGAGCTCGCGCCTGCATGGAGCTGCCTGACAAGGTCACTCACCCTGGCGACCTCGACTACCTCTGGTACCGCAAGGAGGCTATCCGCATCGCCGTGGCGGTGGGCTGTGCGCAGTACCTCACGCCGGAAGAGCTCGAGCTGATCGCCCCGCCCCCGAAGAAATCACGAAAGAAGGTAACAGATGGACCCCGGTAACTCGCGCACTGTCTACGTAGTGCAAGTAGACAACCACAAGGACTTGTCGGACGCGAAGCGTTACGGTGCTCTGCGGGCCGTGTTCAGCAACCCGCGCAAGCCCTACGACACCGACCGCATGATCGCTAAGGCTCGCCGCGAGCTGAACGGCTGGAACGCGGGCGACTACCTGCTGATGATCGGCGACCCGGCGCTGTGCGCGGTGTGCATGACCGTCGTGGCTGAGAAGGACGACACCGTCAACGTGCTGAGCTGGGACCGCATGAACTTCCAGTATGCGCCCCAGCGCTGGGACTTCCAGACCCAGCAGCCCTACGACGTCGAAGATTTTGCAACGGCGGACGACTAACCGCCACAACCACAGAAAGGAAACAAAATGTCAAAAGAGAAAGCCCCTGCCGCCGCTGCGGCTCCGTCCTGGCAAGACACGCTGCGTAAGGGGCGGCAGCAAGTGCCCCCGCGCGTGTGCATCTACGGTGGACACGGGATCGGCAAGAGTACGCTGGCCTCCAAGTTCCCCGCACCCATCTTCATCAGCACTGAGGACGGGTTGGACTCGCTGGACGTGACGAGCTTCCCGAAGGCGACCACGGTCAACGAGGTCGTGGAGAGCATCAAGACCCTCATCCGCGAGCCGCACGACTTCCGCACGCTGGTGATCGACTCGGTGGACTGGCTCGTCGAGCCGCTCATCATGTCCAACGTGGAGGGCTCGCACGAAGCTAAGGACCTGGCCTACGGCAAGGGGCAGATGCTCGTGGCGGAAGAGTTCCGGGAGATCCTCCAAGGGCTGGATGTGCTGCGCATCAAGCGCAACATGAACGTGGTGCTCATCGCTCACTCGGCGGTGGTCCGGTTTGAAGACCCCCGCACCGAGCCCTACGACCGCTACCAGCCCAAGCTGCCCAACCGCTGCAACGCACTGCTCATGGAGTGGGCGGACGTCCTCACGTTTGCCGCGTTCAAGGTCATCATCAAGAAGAGCGACGCCGGGTTCAACAAGACCAAGGATCGCGGCGTGACCACCGGCGAGCGGCTGCTCCACTTTGTGGAGAACCCCGCCTACGTCGCCAAGAATCGCTACAACTGCCCCGACGAGGTCGAGATGACAATCGAAAACCTCGTCAACATTGTTCCCATCGCCAAGTAAACCTAGGAGATTCATCATGGCCAAGTTCGGATTTTCCACTGAAGAGTACAACCCCGACACCCCCGTCAGCTACGACCCCGTGCCGGACGGTGAGTACACGCTCAAGTGCCTGGAGGCGGAGGAGAAGACCACCTCCGCCGGCACCGGCAGCTACATCAAGGCTAAGTTCGAGATCACCAAGGGTGAGTACGCGGGCCGCTGGGTGTGGCAGAACTTCAACGTCAACAACCCCAGCGAGAAGGCCCAGCGCATCGGGCGCCAGCAGCTGGTGGCCTGGGCTACCGCCTGCGGCAAGCCCGACGCCGACGACACCGACCGCCTGCTGGACAAGCCCTTCCGCGCCGCAGTGAGCATCGAGAAGGGCACCGGGGGCTACGCGGACAGCAATCGCATCAAGGCGTTCCTGTACGAGTCGGCCCCGCCCGCCGCTGAGGCTAAGGCTACGCCGGCTCCGCGCACCGCGAGTGCGAAGCCCGCCGCCCGCGCCCCTGCCAGCGCGAACCCCTGGGACTGAGCGATGAGCAACTTTCAACGCACTGCGGCGTGGCTCCGGGCCTGTGGCAAGGAGCCGAGCATGGAGTCGTTGTCTGTGCAGATCGGGTGCCACATTGAGGAGTTCTGCGAGTTCCTGAGTGTGCTCCGGTCTGACAGCGAGGGTTACGCCCTCCTGTTGCAACGCACCGTAACGGACTTGGAGTGGTTCGCCATCAAGTTGAAGAAGCGCGAGCAATCGGTCTACGTGCCGATCCACCTGCGCGCGGACCTGCTGGATGCGCTCTGCGACTCCGAAGTCACGGGCAACGGGGTGGCCTACCTAGCCGACATGGACAAGCCGGGGGCCGACGAGGTCGTCCTGCAGTCCAACGACGACAAGCTGGTCGACGGCAAGCCGGTCATCTTGGAGGGCGGCAAGATCGGCAAGCCCGAGGGCTGGAAGGCTCCCGACCTACGACAGTTCGTCAACCGGAGCTGAACCATGGCTGCAATCCCACCCAAGCCCGAGCAGCAGATCATTGATCGTGTCTACTCGGCCTACGAGCGCGAGAAGAGCGCAGCCAGCCCGGACATGTACCTGGGTCGGCTGGGCTCCTCGTTCATCGGCGAAGAGTGCGTGCGCAACATCTGGCTGGAGTGGCGGGGGTTCGCCCGTAAGCAGTTCCCGGGCCGGATGCTGCGACTGTTCGAGACCGGTCACCATCAAGAGTCCCGCGTGGTGTCGGACTTGCGCCGCGCGGGGTTCGCCACGTGGGACAAGACCGAGACCGGGGAGCAGTACGAGTGGCGCGACGAGACCGGCCATTTCGTCACCAAGATCGACGGCATCATCAAGGGTGTGCCGGAGAGCGACAAGCCTCACCTGCTCGAGATCAAGACGCACAACAAGAACTCCTTCAGCACACTGACCAAGAAGGGCGTGCAGGAAGCCAAACCCCTGCACTACGCTCAGATGCAGATCAGCATGGCGCTGGGAGGGTTCAGCCGGGGACTGTACGTCTCGGTGTGCAAGGACGACGAGCAGCTGCACGTTGAGCGCGTGCGGGAAGACCCCGCCACCCAGCAGCAGCTGAAGCAGAAGATCATCAAGCTGGTCGATGCTCGGCTGCGCCCTGCGGGCATTAGCGACGACGGCAACAGCTACGGCTGCAAGTTCTGCGACATGCGGGCGGTGTGTTTGCGCGAGGAGCCGCCCGTCCGGCAATGCCGCAGCTGCAGCATGTGTTCCCCCGGGCCGGAAGGCACCTGGGTGTGCGGGCTGACGTCCTCCACGCTGTCGCTGGACCAGCAACGCGCGGCTTGCGACGAGTACGAGGCACTATGATCACCATCGGCGTGGACCCCGGGCTCAGCGGTGCCGTCGGCGTGCTCTCTGACGGCAAATTCGTAGCCGTAGAGGACATGCCCACGGTGGTCAAGGGCTCCGGCAGTGTCAAGAACGAAGTCGACCCTGCGGGGCTCATCGCGCTGCTGCGCAAGTACGCCCCGGCGGACGACTCAGTGGCCGTCGCGTTGGAGCGTGTGAACGCAATGCCCGGGCAGGGGGTCTCCTCGATCTTCAGCCTGGGGGACAGTTTCGGCTGTGCCCGGTCGGCCATCGCGGCTTGCAGGTTCGCGACGTACTACATCACCCCCGCGCAGTGGAAGAAGTCATTCGGGCTCACCAGCGACAAGGAACTCAGCCGTGCCTTGGCGGTGCGGCTGTACCCGGAAGCCCCGCTGCACCTGAAGAAACACTCCGACCGGGCCGAGGCTCTGCTGCTCGCCCGGTGGCTACACGAAACCTGGTACAAATGACTCGCCCCGGCTCCGATTGCTTTTCACAATCGGAGCCGGGACGCGATTGAAAAATACAATCGGCTGAACGCGGAATCGTCAACTATAGTTCGTTCACGGTCGCGAGACCGCAATAACTGAATAACTGGAGAGAAACATGAGCATCAGCACACAACACACGCCGGGGCCGTGGCTCCTAAACACGCAGTACGCCGACATTGAAGTCCGTGGCCCTGCGGACAGCGGCGTGCTCATCGCAACGATGGCACCGTGGGGAGATGCCGCCGATGCGCCGAGCCCGCAAGCGGCCAACGCCCGTCTGATCGCTGCGGCCCCGGAGTTGTTGAAGACTCTTGTCGGCCTCTTGGACTCGATGGCTGAAATCCGTTCTGGCGACTTCGTCATCGCCCGCGATAGCGTCTGGCTCGACGCAGCAGAATCCGTTATCGCCAAGGCCACCGGGAGCGCGGCATGACCCGCCGCCACGTTATATGGTCCGAAGACGAACGCGACATCCTCCGCAAGGAGATGACGCGGCTCATCGTGGCGGCCTACCCACGGCACTACTCCTCCCGGGAGCTTGTCCGCGAATCCCAGCAGGTGTTGCCCTCGGACCGCCGTCGGCCCATCTACGGCAACACCATCGCCACCCTGCTCCCGCTCATCGAGTCCGCCCGGGGTCAGGCGATCGCTTGTCGCCTGAATCAGCCGCCGAAAATTCAGCCGGTGCCGACGCTCGAACCCGTGCAGGAGGAGCCCGCACAACCCCCTGCAACTCCGCATGAGATGCTCCTAGGGGCGCTGTTCGAGAATCTGGTCGACCTCCTGGCCGACCGCATCATCATGCGCGTGCTGGATGCGCTGCCCCGGGAGGCCGCACCCGAAGCCAAGTTCCAGCGGCACCACACCCCCTGGCAGCAGGAGCAAGGTAAGCCGGACCTGCGCCCCGGGGTGTTGGTCATCGGGCTGCTGGATTCGCAGGTCAGGTTCGCGGCCGACCGCCACCCGGGGCTGGACCTGACGTTCCTGACCGCGGAGGGGGCCGCGCAGCGCCACCAGGTGCGCCGTGCTCACACCGTGCTCACACCGTGCTCATGACCCGATTCATCAGTCATGCTGCCCAGGAGGTCTACCGCAAGGCTCCGACTCACCTACACTACTGCAACGGGGGTCTGACGGACCTATCCGCCTTGCTGGGTAGCATCGAGCGAGGAGAACTGACATGACAATCCCTTACGACCATGTGATAGACTTGGCACAGCTGGCCGACGCTGCGCTGCCCGGGGCGCGTTGCGCTTACAAGGTTGAGGCGGCTTACTTCCGCTCGGCGGCTGCGGTTGCGAGCCAGCAGGTCAACTACGACTTTGCGGCCTCCCTGCTGCGGGACACCATCCGCTACTCGCTGCAGGACCGCACTGATCCCGAATCTATCGAGCTGCGTGCCCGATTCCGCATGCTGGAGGCAGTTGAGCGCCGGGAGCAGATCCGGGAAGAGCACGCCTACGGGTTCGACGGGCGGGAAGCCGAGGAGGACGTATGAACAACCCTTGGGCGGGATTGCTACCCCAAGCTGTGCAGCCCGCGCCGGTTGCGTTCAGGGTGGGTCCGACCCGCACAGATCAGCTCCGTACGCTACTCATGGAGCGGGGTCCGTTGAGCACCGCGCAGATCGTTCGCGCTCTGCCGGAAGCTGCACCCACTACGGCGTGGGTTACTGCGCTGCTCGCGCCAGACATCAAGCGAGGGTACGTCTACAAGCACGAGGGCAAGTGGCGCCTCGCTGCCGACTACGACCCTCGCCTGCCACGAAAAGTGCAGAACGCCATCACGCTGCTGCGGCAGCACGGATACACAGTAAGGAGAGAAGCATGATCAAGCACGCAGAAATCATCCGCGCCATCCTTGATGGCAAGACGGTGCAACTCAAGAGCCACGAAGGGAAGTGGGTTACCCAGGCAGGTTCACCGGATCTTCTGATTGCGCTCATCCTGCGGTACCCCGACGACGGATGGCGCATCAAGCCGGAGCCGGTGGTGAGCTGGGCACCCGTGTGGAACAACGACCGCGCCGGAGAATCTCGCCCTGCTCGCGCCGTCGGAAATTTCGCGGATAACCCCATCCAATGGCTCCGTCTGGAGTTCCTCGACGGCAAGTGCGTCTCCGTGTCGCTGGAGGACGCATGACCCCGCTCCGCACCCAACGCGCCTGCGAGATCCGGGCCACGCTGCTCAGGGCAGCGGAGATTGCGCTGGACCCGTGGCAGTCAGGCGAGCGCGAAGGCCCTCTTACCGTGATCTGGCTGGCTACCGGAGACGACAACTGCACGATTTCACACAGCACGGTGGTGCGCAGCTATTTAGACAGCGTGGAGTGGTGCTACTACGACCGCCAGCGCAACTGCTGGGCCTTGCTTTTTGCCGCTGCGGCGGTGGAGGATTGATATGAAGCACCAGATCAAGCACATCAACGGGTCCGTCCTGTACGAGGCCGATATCCCGGATGACACGCCGAGCGGAATGGCTGTGCGGGTAGCTCTGGAGAATGCCACCAAGCGGGGGGCTTACCTGCAGGGGGCTGACCTGCGGTGGGCTGACCTGCAGGGGGCTGACCTGCGGTGGGCTGACCTGCGGGGGGCTTACCTG